GACGGCGTACAACACTGCGGTGCGGGAGCATAACGCAGCCCTTCGCGATGACCCTGCCAACCTGACCAAATCGGGACGGCTTAAGCGTGGTCTGCGCGTAAATGACTCGATGGACATCAAAAAGCCTGAGGGCTATGTCGGCGGGCGCTTCAAAAACAACTGGTATGTGGGTTTCGACAGCCAGCCTACTCAGTCCAACGATACACCGGACGCTTCCGGCCAGGGTTCAAACTCCCGTGGCATGGCGGTGCTCGAGGTGTTCAGGGTGGGCCAGGTCAGCTCGATTTACTTCACCAATAATCTGCCTTATGCGGCTGCGCTTGAGAACGGGCACTCTGGTCAGGCGCCCGGCGGCATGGTGGGTATCACTGCGCTGGATGCCGCGCAAATGTTCCGTGAGGCAATGAGCGAGGTGCGCAATGGCCAGTGACCAGTCAGTGCGTATCGCTGGCCTGCTTGAGAGTCATGTTGCGGTTATCTGCTCGTCGCTTGGCCTGCCGGTGGCCTGGCCGAACATCGCGTTCGCTCCCCCGGATAATGCGCCATACGGGCGCGTTTATATCCTGCCTGCGCAGACTTTAGGGCAGGATCTTGAAGGCCAGCTGCGTACGTACCAGGGCATTCTCCAGCTCAACATCATTGCGCCAGCAGGCAGCGGCGTGACGCAGGCCAGGGGACTGGCAACGTCGGTCGCAGATGCCTTCCCCGAAGGATTGCCGCTGGTGGATGGGGATCTGACGGTTTACATCAACGGGCCACCACAGGTACGTCCACCTGTACAGGATCGCCCTACATCAGCACCAAACGGCAGTAGCGGCTCCATCACTTATACCACTCCCGTCAGCATGCAGTACCGCGCTGATTACTGACCCGCCATCCGGCGGGTTTTTTATTCCCTCAATTCAGGAGAATGCAATGGCATTCGCAATCCCTAACGGGTCACGTGTGAACGTGGCCAAGGCCTATCTTGCGCCGATTGTCTTCACAGCAGCCTCCAACGCGACGGAATGCGAACTGACCGTTGCCTCCGCTGCCGGGATCCTTGCGGGCGATGTCGTCCAGGTAAGCTCTGGCTGGCTCAAACTCGATAACATGGTGCTGCGCGTTAAATCGGTGACCGGCACCAAAATTGTGCTGGAAGCGTTTGATACCACCGATACCAAGAAATTCCCGGCGGGCACCGGCGCAGGC